CCTTTACAGGCTCTTCCTTTACTGGTGGCTTATCGTTCATCTCTCTCCATGCCTTAACCTCAAATTCTGGGATACGAGTATTGTTTTGCCCTATCTCTTCTATTCTTGCGCCTTTGTATTTAAGATGTACGGCTTTGCCCTCATTCTCCTTTACCTGAACACCAACGACTTTCCACAACTCCGAAAAGCCCTTCATTACGCCAACGCCATTAGCCGACCACTCTCTCCATCCCTTGTCCTTAATCTTTAGCATGACCGAAAACCCACGCTTATGTTCAGGCGTAGGGCGAGTACCTTTTTTCCCTAGTCTCTCATCCCAAGACCACTCTGGAGCTTCTCCTTTGGTTATCTTGCCCCAGCCCACTTTAAGAGTACTTGGGTCTAACAATACATCCTCAAGCTGTAGCTCATCGCCATCAGCTATCCACGCATTAACAGAGGGCTTAAAGCGTATATATTCGCTGCTACCCTCACTCATCAAACCTAAATCAATTACATCATTCATTATTATCTCCTTCTGTGACTATTTCTGTTTCTGTTGCTTTGAAGCCCAACATCCAGCCCATGTCTTTTGCGAACTGCACCATGACTTCTTCAGGTATGACGTACAGTCGTTTCTTGGCATCAGCTCGACAGATAAGCATCTGTGTGATGCCTTCATCTTGCTCTAGCCACTTGTATAAAGACGCAAATCCAGTTCCGTTTTTGCGCCTCTTAACTTCGACTGTCAGTCCATTCAGCCGAATATCTCCAGCTAAATCTTTTCCGTAATGCTTAAACGCACCACTTGCTAAAACTCTTTTGCATGGCACTCCTAGTCCTTGCCACAACTTCACTACCTCTCGCTCAACCTCATAGCCTCGTCTTTTATTTGTAACCATTATATTTGCCTCGCATTTTTGACGGCATCCATTAGCTTTGAATAATCGTCTGATCTGGTTTCTCTTTCTTTTATGCGCCTCAATAATCCTTCTCTGAGGATTTCATCTGCTACCTGAGACATTGAATTTCTGTACTGGGGAAGGGACGCTTCATCCTTTAGCAATGTCCGAACCTCTGGACTTAGGAGTAATTGCTGTTGCTCTGTTTTCATTTCTACATACCTAACATTTGTACAACTTCTATTGATAAGTTGTAGATTGTGTTGACACAAGGTTTATAGTCGTGGTACAAGAGGTTATAAATGTAATTTAAATGTGAGATAGGAGATAAAAATGACAGATTTAACAATAAAATTAGAAAGCAACCCAAATCTATCAGTAACGTGGAAGTCCACTTTAGAATTTAAAAAGGGTGATACTTACTATCAAGAAGTGGATATGAAGTTGTCATACACCACGCTTAAATTTTATATTCGTTTAGAGAATTTTTTCCACAATGATGAGATGTTTGATAGGGAATGGAGTTTGTATTGTTCCCCAGAAACACATAGAGAACTATGGGGTCAACCTATTGAGAGCTACGACCAAGAAATTCTAGATCATGGTAAACCCTTTAAGAACTATGGGCAAATACAAGGGTGGCTAGTTAATTGGGCATATACTTGTGAAGAGGGTCATTATACAGACGCAAATTATGACCCAGAGGTAGCGTAATGATAAACCTCAGTAAATTCATACAACCACCCAAAGGCTATATCTCTCCAGAGCAGAGGGAGTATCAAAAGTCAGAGAAAAGATACTATGCCAAACTCAGAAGGCTATGCCAAAAGCATAACCTTACATATACAAGAGACCATACATATTGGGATTTTAGTCAGCCTATAGGAACTATTGGTTGTGAGGCAGAGGGTATAGATAACTGCTATGAGGGTATTTACTACCACTTAAAGAATATTTTGGAAGGAGATAGCTAATGACCATCCATGACTTCCTCTTAGACTTGGTTGCAGTTAGAGGATTAAGCCTTAATACCAGAGATGCGTATGCCAATGATCTGAGAATATTCAGTAGTTATATTGATGAGCCTTTAGACGCAAAACAAAAGGACATTACCGACTTTATCGCCTCTCAGAGAGCCAAAGGCTTTAATGATAAGACAGTAGCCAGAAGAATAGCCTCTCTGAGAACCTTCTATGATTTTTGCGTCAAAGAGGGGGCATTAGAGGAAAGTCCTTGCAAACATATTCCTAAGTCCAGAACCCCCACCTCACTCCCCAGAGTTTTGTCTGTGAAGGACGTTACCTCTATGTGTGATGTAGCAGATAGGGTAGGGCGAACACCCCTTGAGAAAGCTAGAAATAAGGTCATAGTTGAATTGCTATACGGCTCTGGACTCCGAATATCAGAACTCATATCTTTAAAGAGAGGATTGTTTGAGGGAAAGCCTGACCACATGATTGTCAGAGGGAAGGGAAATAAGGAACGTATTGTGCCTATATCTAAGGTATCCCTAAAAGCTATTGCTATATATCTTGGACATTTGCTGCAAAGTAAATTCAGCAATTCCCATTATCTATTTCCCAGCAATTCCAGACAAGGCTATTTAAACAGAGAGCTGGTCTTTCAATCCATAAAGCATATAGCCTCAGTTGCCAGAGTTGATTACAGAAAAGTATCACCTCATAAATTACGACACGCATTTGCGTCACACTTATTAGAGAATGGAGCAAACCTTGTAGTTATCCAAAAGCTATTAGGACACGCTCATCTCACTACAACCGAAATTTACACTCATGTTGCTGATAAGAGCCTCATAGAAGCCGTAAATAAAAATCACCCATTTTCAAAAAAAGGAGAAATATAATGAATGAAGATAGAAGAATAATGCTTAAAAATAAAATCCATGAAATTAAATATTTTATAAGAGATGAGCTAACTGTAGAAGAGTTGTTTGAAATTAAAGAAGTTCTTGATGATGCAATAGATGCAAAGGAGCATTGTGATGAAAATTAAATTTGAAATTGAATTAGACGTTTCGGAAGAAAATACAGAGCATGAAGGATTGTATATTCAGAGAGAAACAATGGGCGAATTAAAGCGAAAAGCCAAAGAGCAACTAAACTATATTTTGGATAACAACTATAGGGATAGATATGCCGAACTTCATGGCTATCTTCAGGACTTTAAAATTGTGGCTAAAAGAGGAGCAGCGCAATGACTGATGAGCCTAAATTGAAAACAGAGGAGATTAAACTTTTATTGATAACGCTGGATAGTTGTGCGTTTCCTGAAGAGTTATATCGGCATCCAAAAGATAGAAGTCGGTCTGTTCATATAAGAACTGAGAGAAAGCTAAAAGCTATCTTGAAAAGCAGAGGAGCAGCATAATGAACTTTGATCTAGGAGTAGGGGCGATAGTTTTGCCTCAAGGCTCAAATGAGGGGGGGAAGTGTGAAGATGAAATCTATGAATTTGCCAAAGCGCATGACATAGAAGTCATTGAGATTTTCACCGACACTCTCAAGAGTCCAGTCACCGACACAAGTATTGAGGGGATAAAATCAGCCGTTCAGGTTGTAGCGCAAAATAAGAATTGCGTCTTGATAACGTCAACCATGCGAGAGATAGAAGAGAACCTTGCGTGTGTAACTTACCTCATTAAGACCAAACCCCCTTTGCTGAGTACAGACGAAACTGATGGAGATGTTGTCTTCACAAGTAAGCTTTTGGAAAGAGCTGAAAAGATGATTATCCATAGGCGAGAGAAACACGCTCAAAGCGTAAAAAGGGGGCAAGAAAGGGCAAGAAGATATAATCGTACTTCTGGCAATAAGAATTTCCTTGAGGCTGCTAAATTAGGTAATCAGGCTCACGCTAATAATGCTGCTGAATTTAGACGCAAAATACTCCCCATCCTCAGAGAGATTAGAAACGATAATAATGGGGTTGTAACCTATGAAGATTATAAGCGTGGGTTAGAGTCTAGAAATATTCTTACGAGAACTGGAAACAAAACGTGGCAGCGTTCACAGATAAGAAAGATGATTATGAAAGGAGAGAATTGATGGAGAGAAGATTTGAAAAGAAAGAGTTTAATGCAAACTTTGGTTTAGACCCAGAAAAAATTGAGCAGAGTATCCATGATACTACCCATAGAATGCTTTACTATTTTGCAAACAGAGAGATTGAAATTTTCACCAAGCAACATAGAGTTGTGGTAGGTGATAATCCAGAAGAAAAAGCGTTAATTGAATTTGCTAACTCAGGTACGTTCACCAGAGCATTTAGCCGTATGTTAATTAAGGCTAGGCTGGAAGATACCTACATTACATTTATTGATGTTGTTACAAGGCTAGGTTGTTCTGATAAAATTGCGAGGGATATGTTGGCAGATTATGACGACATTGGTGCAGTACAGTTTTACCAAATAACCGATAAAAAAGATAAAGATCAACGACTCTATTTTAGGTCAACTCCTCTAGGTATGAGAGTGTATGAAAAATATTTCTTTTTGCTTTATTCCCCAACTGAAAGTAACAAGGATGTAAGACCATTTATCCAAGACCTTGTTGAATTGTGGAGAAGGATCGATACCTATAATGCGATTACTAGACAAGATAAGCAAGTTTTTCACAATGATTATTCTACTAAACCTACGACCCTAGTAAACTTTTCTAGGGTGGAAAACATTACTAAGGGTAAATAGCTATATATAGCGATAACGTGACGTAATACGCCCAATATCTATAATATTTGCCGATTTTTGGCATTTAACCTTGGTAAAGATTACTAATGATTATCCATTTAAAACCATTTAACATACAAGGAGTAACGCTTAATGAACAAGGATAAACACATGAACCTACAAGATAGCAAAAGGCTAAGAGGGTTAAGAGTTAAGAGGAATAGTGAAGATGTATATACAAGACGCATCTCAGTTCCTTGCTGCTCAGAGCATCACTTAGACAATGCTATCTTTTGCTTTGGGAAATTACTTGATAAATTGTACGAAATTAGATCAAAAGATTTAAGCCGAAATCAACAGATTACGCTTATGTCTGATGAGATTTTAGAGTGCAATAGAAAGGTAAAAGGGGCAGCAGATTACTGTATTTCTCTTCCTAACAACCCAGAGTCCGAATTTAGGAGAACTCGTTGATTTTATTTGTATTTCTTAGGGTATTTGGAAGATGTATGGATTTGGAAGATGTACATCATTGTTTTTTCTACATAATTTTATTGAGCAGAGTAGTGAGTGATTTTTTATTGAGTCGAGCTAGTTGGTGTAACCCATTGAATAGCTTATATAATATAAACAAAAGTCAGGTGGTTTAGGTACATAGGTTTGGCGCATAATATATATTAGGACAGGATGCCATTCTGGTAAACCTGACTAACCTGACAAACCTAACAAACCTAACGAACCTGACTTAACTAAAATGAGGTTAAGTTATGGTAGAAGAAATCTGCAAATTAATACTAATTACAATAGGTCTTATTATATTGTCTTTCAGCCCAATTTTGTTAGCGAGTTGGTCATGGTAGGGAAGATAACAAGTAATGAATTTCTCTCTGGTTCTCAGATTGCAGCACTAATGGGAGATGATAAATGGAGAAGTCCTAACACCCTTTTGACTGACATTTTGGCTGAAAGAAAGGTGAAGGGTTTTGTGGTGACACAAGTTGAGAAAAACGAGGCTATGGAGTGGGGTGATATTAATGAACCTACAATCATAAAAGTAACTGCCGACAGACTTGGAATAGATAAAGTCACAGATCAGGTAAGAGTGCCTCACGACTATCACAACAACGGCAAGAAGTTATTTTCTGTGTCTCTTGATGGCATATTTCATGTTGAGCGAAAGAAAACTATTACCATAGATGACAGACGATATTTTGCGCCTCAAGGCTTAAACCTTGATTTTGATATTGAGGGAGATGGGAATATAGAAGTCAAATGTACTACCACATATTTCAGAGAAGAGCCTTTACCTTATCTTGGAGTGTGGCAGCTACAAGCTGGTCTTATGGCTACAGGAAGGAAATGGGGAATAATCTGTATTCAATATAATGGAAATAGATTGTGTCATTACTTCTACAGAGCAGACCCAAAAATGCAAAATGAGATTGTTGAGGCTTGTATAGATTTTTATAGAAGAGTTGAGGCTATAAAGAGTGGGAAGGATATTGCTGATTATTTATACCCATCAAAAGACCCAAATGATTTAGCGCAAATCTATAAAACCCATGATGATG